CGATTTATCTGGTGCTACTTTTACTCAAGTAACTGGTTCTGCTTCAATGCAAACACTTGCAATCAATAAAGATTCAAGCAAGCGTTTCATTAAGATTGTGCAAACAATCGGTGGATCATCCCCAACATTTACTTTTAGTATCAATTTAATTGGTCTTAAAAAGTACGGTTAAATATATAGCCCTCAAACGAGGGCTTTTTTTTTCTTATGGCATTTACTGAGAATTTAGATACATTCTTGGCTGATTTTGGAAATGCTGTTGTTAGTAGTGGTGTTTCTTATAAAGGCATATTAGAGCAACCTGACGAGATAGTTGCTGATGGATTAGTTATGTCTACTGATTATGAATTAACTGCTAAAACAAGTGAGCTTGGATCATTAGTATTTGACGATATTATTTCTGTTGATGGTACAAACTATAAAGTAAGGCAAGCTCGAAAAATAGATGATGGTAAATTTTGTATAGTCTCTCTTAACAAGCAATAAACATGGCAAGTAAAAGAGAACAAATCATAGCAGCATTAAAAACAACTTTAGCAGGTACTACAGGAGTATCTACTCGGATCTATAGATCACGAATAGAACCCATAACAAATGGAGAATCCCCTGCAATTGTTATAGAACCTGTTACTGATGAACCATCTATAAATAGTTCAAGTTATTTAAAAATAGATTGGACATTAAGAATAAGAATTGTTGTAATTGTTAGAGGCACTATTCCTGATAGTGTTGCTGATCCTACTGTAGAAAGTTTATTTGCGAAAGTACTAACCGATCCAACAGTTGGCGGTCTTGCAAAAGATATAAGACCAGCAACACAAACTTTTGAGGTATTAGAAGCAGATACCCCTGCTGGTTTAATAACTTGTGAGTTTGAGATTGACTATCGAACAGGTTATAACAGTTTAACAACATGATTTATAATAGAAGAGCAAGCCTACTAACCCTTATTGTTTAATATGAGTAATGAAATCCCAAATGAGGGTGGAACTTACATCCTTAACCCAAAAACTGGCAAGCGTAAGCTAGTTCAACAAACAAAACAAGCAGAACTCCCTAAAGAGGTAATTACAGATGGCACAACTGACAAGGAAGAGAGTAATTCTGATTGAAGCGGAAAGCTCATACGGAACTGACCCTACTCCAGGAGCTACAGATGTAGTTTTAGTAACTGATTTAAGTATTACACCACAATCAAGTGATGTTGTTAATAGAGATGTTGTTAGACCATACCTTGGTGCATCACAACAATTATTAGCAAACACAAGAGTTGAATGTACATTCTCTGTCGAATTTGCTGGATCTGGAGCAGCAGGTACAGCCCCTAGATATGGAAATGCATTAAAAGCCACTGGACTTAGTGAGACTATTGCTAGTGGAACTTCTGTCACTTACGAACCAATTTCAGCTAACTTTTCATCTGTAACTATTCACTACAACATAGACGGTGTAAGGCATATCGTTACTGGTTGTCGAGGAAATGTTGCATTATCCGCAGAGGTGGGTGCTATCCCAACGCTCGATTTTACATTTACTGGAATCTATAATGCCCCTACTGATACTGCTTTACCTTCTGTTACTTATGGTAACCAGGCAACTCCGTTAATCTTTAAAAATGGAAACACAACTAGTTTTCAACTTTTAAGTTACGCAGGTGCATTACAATCTTTAAGTTTTGATATGGGGAACTCTCTTGTTTATAGAGAACTCGTTGGAGGAACAAAAGAAGTACTTCTGACTGATAGAGCAGCAAGTGGATCAGTAAGTATAGAAGCACCAACAATTGCACAGAAAGATTACTTTGCTGCTGCTTTAACAGACACTTCTCTTGGTAATATCCAAGTCACGCATGGAACTACTGCTGGTAATATCTGTAAGTTTTCAAGTGCAAAGGTTGATATTGGAGATGTTACTTATGGAGAAATGGATGGAGTAAATATGTTAGAAATTCCATATACATTAGTTCCAAGTTCAGCAAATGATGAGCTAACTTTCCTATACACTTGACTTCCTAGCTAAAGTATAGAAGTATATATATATTATTTAGTCTTTATGGCATTTGTTCGTAAAAAAATTAAGGTCTATCCTTGGCCTGTTGAAGTTCAACGTCCTTCTGAAACAATCGCAGGGGAATTTGAAAAAACATCCTTCACAGGAAAATTTGCAAGATTATCAAGGACTGAACTTAATAAATTTGAAGACGAGGATGAGTATTCTGCTTTATCAAAAATATTAGTTGGTTGGGAAGATGTTAATGAAGAAGATGGAACACCTATATCTTTTAGTAAAACTGTCTTAAAAGAATTTTCAGAAGATACAGATTTTGTTGCAGCAGTATTAGCAGCATTTAGAGCATTCTATGCTAATGCACAGGCAAAAAACTAACTGATGCTGCCATATACTGGGCTTCGGGTGGCAAACAGACAATAGATAGTACTGAGGAAGATGCAAAAGCATTTGGTATTGAAATCGAGAAGCAACCAGAAGTAAATGATGATTTTGAAGTAATGGATGATAATTGGGAAATTGTTATGATGTTTTTAAGAATACAAACACAATGGAATATGTCCTTTGGAGGTGTAGTAGGATTAAAGTACGAGGTTTTATTACTTGCTGGAGGTCTATTTGACCTTTACAATGTAGAAAACCGCCAAGAAATGTTAGAGGGTTTACAACTAATGGAATCTGTAGCTCTTCGTGAGATAAATAAGGAGAAAAAATAGTGGCTAAAAAGTTAGAGACTTTTACTATAAAAATTGACTTAGAAGGACTTAAGGATATTACAGGTCTAGGTAATGCGTTAAAAAAACTTGAAAAATCCTCAAAGCCTACGATGAAGTCGTTTAGGGCATTAGCAGGTTCTATAAGAGATGTAACTAAATTCACTCCAAAAACAATAAGTCAATTTAAACAAAAAGACAGAATTTTAAGAAAATTAAGAGAAGAAACTAATGTTAGCAGTCGAGCATTCAAAAGACTTGGTACTGCAATTGATGCTAACAAGAAGAAATTACAGTCTTTTAATACCACAGCAAAGAAAGGTTTTAGTTTTAAAGGATTAGGAGTTGGAGGTAAAGCTGCGGCTGGAGCCGCATTAGGATCTACTGCTTCAAGATTTTTACCAGCAGGTGCTGCAACAGGTGCAAGTATTGGTGCTTTAACAGGTGGCCCAGCAGGTGCTGTTGCAGGTGCTGCAATAGGTGGAACTGTTGATGCTGTTGCAGGGGGTGTTAATTTTGCTAGAGAAGCTGCGATATATGCATCAGAAATACAAAAATTACAAATTGCATTAAAAGGTGTAACCAAAGATCAAGCAACGTTTGAATATGGTTTGGGTGTTATTGCACAAACTTCAAAAGATTTAAATGTACCTATTGCTGCATCAACAAGACAATTTACTACATTATCTGCTTCTGTTTTAGGTGCTGGTGGAACTATACAAGATGCAGAACTAGTATTTACTGGAGTATCAAATGCTATTAAAGCAACTGGTGGTAATGCAGAAGATGTACAATCTGCGATACGAGCCATGTCGCAGATCTTTGGTAAAGGTAAGGTATCAGCGGAAGAATTACAAGGCCAGCTCGGAGAAAGATTGGCTGGTGCCGTTGTTAAATTTGCCGAGGCTAATGGTAGTAGTTTGGCAAAACTACAAAAAGACTTGAGAGATGGAACTGTTGGTTTAGATCAAGTTATTAAATTTGCTGAAAAATTAAATGTTGATTTTGCAGAAACAGCTAAAACAGTTGCAAATTCATCTGCTGATGCAGGGCAAAGATTAGCAAAACAAATGGATGATATGAAACTTGCAGTAGGTACGGCTGTTTTACCTATAGGTGCTGCCTTCCAACAAGCTTTTGGAGATATCGTAACTGGCATAACTAATTCAGAAGGTGCAATGGACGCATTAACAACTACATTTAAAGTGATAGGTGCTGCTGCATTTGCTACTTTTGCTGCTGTTAGATTTTTAACAAGATCTTTAGTTGATATGGCAAAAATTCTTTATCATGTTGCAAATTTAGATTTTCAAGCAGCTTTTAACGTAATGAAACAAGGTTTCAAAGATACTGCTGATACTGCTAAGAAAGACTTTGAGGCACTTGCTAATATAGATATTTTTGGCACGAAAGCAGAGAAAGATAAAAACAAGCCAAAGCAAGTTTCTTATCCTGTTTATGTTGATGGAAAACCTGTTAATCAACCATCAGGATTGGCTACCTTAACAGATGGGGGAGATGATGATGGTAAGGCTGATAAAAACTTGCAAAAACGATTAGATTTTATTCAAAAAGCAAGTGATGCAGAAAAAAAAGCAGAAGATGAAAAATATACTAGATTTTTAGATTTTCAATTATTATCTGGTCAGATAACACAAGAAAAATTTGATCAAATTCAAATAGATCGTGAAGCGTTAAAAATATCAGAAGACTTAGGAATTAATTTGGAATATGTAAAAGAAGTTTTAACACAAGCAGCAGATAAATCATTTAATTTTGCAGAAGAATTTGCAAAGATTTCAGAAAAAGCAACAGATCTTAAAAGTAGGGTTGGAGAACTTGCTTTAGATGTTACTGATAGATTAGGTAATGCTTTTGCAGATTTCTTTACAACAGGAAAAATGGGTTTTGCTGATTTAGCAAGATCTGCAATACAAGAATTAAATCGAATAATTATAAAAGCAGCATTTATGAAATTTGTTGCAAATCCTATATTAGGATCTTTAGGCTTAACAAAAAGTGCATATGGCAATGTGATAAATAAAGGAAAAGTTTTGCCTAGTGCAAAAGGTAATGTGTTTGCTCAAAATAAAATCGTCCCTTATGCCTATGGTGGTATCGTCAGCAAGCCAACTTTATTCCCAATGGCAAATGGTGCAGGGCTTATGGGTGAGGCTGGGCCAGAAGCTATCATGCCTCTAAAACGTGGACGAAATGGAAAACTTGGAGTAGAAAGTTCTGGAGGAATTGGTAATATAAATGTTAATGTTGATGCTTCTGGATCAAATGTTCAATCAGACTCAACACAATCTGCTGAACTTGGAAAAATGTTAGGGATGGCAGTACAAGCAGAACTTATTAGACAAAAACGACCTGGAGGTTTATTAGGCTAATGGCTGAGACATTTCCATCTATAGAACCTGTTTATGGTGTAACAAAAGATATAAATCCTAATGTAACAAGGACAAAATTTCAAGATGGTTATGAACAGGTAATAAAATTTGGATTAAATATTAGTCCAAAAGTCTATAATCTTTCTTTTGAAAACATTACTGAGGCAGAAAGCGATACTATTGAGACTTTTCTTGACGCTCGTATTTCAGATGGAGATTATTTTAATTGGAAAGCACCTGATGAACCAACTACAAGTAAATATCGTGCATTGAATAGAAAAAAAACTATACCTTATCCAAACCTTGCAACTATTACAGTTACTTTTACAGAAATATTTGAACCTTAATGGCTACACCTGTATCTGACTTACAAAAGCCTAATGTAGATAATATTGTTGAGCTTTTTCAACTAGAACTCAACACTACTATGCATGGAGTATCGCAGACTTATTATTTTCATAATGGTGTTGGAACGCTTAATGATGCAAATTTAATATTTGCTAATAATGAATATACAAGGATGCCTATTGAAGCAGAGGGGTTTGAGTTTAATGGTAAACAATTACCAAGACCTAATTTAAAAGTTTCAAATATTTTTGGGACTATAACAACTATTCTTTTAACTTTACCACAGGGATTAGAAGGAGCAAAAGTAACAAGAATAAGAACTCTAAGAAGATATATTGATGATATAAATTTTGAGGGTGGTGATATTTTATTGGAAGATAGTTCTTTGTTATTACAAGAAGATAATAATTTTGTTGATTTAGAATCAGGTCAAAACCCATTTGGAACTGCTGATTCTACTGCTACTTTTCCTGATGAAGTATTTTTCATAGATCGTAAGTCAGCAGAAAATAGAGCAGAAGTTGTATTTGAACTTGCTGCAAGTTTTGATTTAGACGGAGTAAGATTACCAAAACGTCAAGTCTTACCTGATGATTTTCCAGGTGTAGGGACATTCTTCTAATGTGGCAAAATGAAGCACTACAACACGCAATAGAAAGCAAACCAAAAGAATCATGTGGTTTGTTAATAATTAAAAAAGGGAAAGAAGTATATTTTCCTTGTGATAATTTAGCTACAAATCCTAATGATCAATTCATATTGTCACCCGAAGATTGGATAGAAGCAGAAGATCAAGGGGAGGTAATTGCTGTTGTACATAGTCATCCTATTACAAGTGCAAAACCAAGTGAAGCAGATAGAGTTGCGTGTGAAAAATCAAATTTAAAATGGTGGATAATACAGCCAGAATTTAAAGATTGGCAATATTGTGAGCCATGTGGCTATAAAGCACCTTTGATCGGTAGGCAATGGGTTTGGGGTGTTACTGATTGTTGGAGTTTATGTAGAGATTGGTACAAAGAAGAGTTAGGTATAGAGTTAAAAGATTGGGTAAGGCCAAACGATCCAGATGAATTTATAAAAAATCCTATGTTTAATAATTGTTTTCAAGATACAGGCTTTAGAGAATTGTTACCAGAAGAAGATTTAGAGTATGGAGATTTATTATTAATGTCTATTAGTAGTAGCGGATTAAATCATATTGGTGTTTACTTAGGAC